GATTGGAAGGCAAGGCAATGATGGAAGACAAGATCACCATATCTGAGAAAGCCTTTGGGTTCTCAACGATCGAAGAAACCATGGCGGCTGAGTCGGGCAGTCTTTACCTGGGTGCAATTATTCGGAGATACGACAGGCAATGCAATCTGGTTGAAGTGATCGAGAGAAAAAAGAATGTAAGGATTTTTTGCGATTAACCCGCGCTGACGAGCGCACAACCTAACCGGAGGGAGATATGGAAACAGCAGATAGACAGGGGATTTACATAAACATCCAACAGAACCCATTTAGCTTTGGGTCTGCGGCGGTTCTGTCAGAACATGACCGTATGCGCCAAACGATTGCCTTTGCGACGAAAATAACCTTTGAGACCCTTGAAGAAGGACGTCCATTGCCGAAGTCAAGTTTTATCAGTATGCCATCGAAAGCGGAACAGTCCCTCATGGACGGCCTTTGGAAGACAGGAGTAAGGCCGTCAAGCCCACTGGTACACTACGAAGCACCCGCAGGCGAGATCGTGGCAACCCAAAAGCATCTGGACGATATGAGAACCATTGTATCTCATCATATTGCAATCGGGCTTCCGGGGATCAAGAATCAGTTTGACCTTGACCCAGAGGAGGTGAATTCATGATATCCTTCTTCAAAGCCCTGATATTCATCTGGAAGAACCGAGACAAAATTACAGCATTGGATTTTGACAGGAGCGATGCCCGAATCAGGAAAATTGAGGGCATTTTGCATGAGCTAAGGCTGGCAAGGTTTCCAGGGTCGTACGATTATAGTCCCACGATAGACTTGCTTTATTATGAACCCCTGGTGTCACCTGCTGGGACTTCTTCCAGGGTCAATACGCTCAAGGAACGGGTTGATAAGATGGAAGAAGCTATTGCGACATTCTGCGAATCAACCTTAACAGACATTGAAGCCGCCATTTTGGTAGATAGCCACACTACGTTTGACGTAATGCAGCCAAAAAGTGTCCCGTTCAGGATAAGCACCAAGGAAGCCATTGAACTTATCATGGGCCATATTGGTGTTGATTTTCATTACAAGGGGCATTCACCATCTGTTTCTCTAAAGCGAACTGCCCAGGAGGAACCCGATGTCTGAAATGAGCGCCGAGGAAATAAACGCATGGAACATGGCCGCTGCTGGTAGCATGAGACGCCAGTGGCAGGGATGGCTTGCCGAGGCATTAGCGGAAAAAATAGACAGGGAAGCATTGTCAGGCTTGATAAATAAATATGAGGTAAGCAATGTCTGAAAACATGTACAGCCCCGGCCAGAAAACACTATCCAAAGAGGGCAAGAAAGAGTTTGATCGGATCTTCGGGAAGAAGAAGGGAGGGAAGCCATGACAAAAGAAGAAGCTAAAACCGGCATCGGTCCCTATCTGCACGAACAGAAAGTGGTTTTGCGGGTTATCAGAAAGGCAGGGATGCTTACGGATAAGATGTTTGACGGTGTTTTTGGGGATACGATAACCAAAACAGACTCTACAGGGAACACAACCATCAGAAGGAGACGCCCGAAATTGCGGTTTTTATCAGCAGAAGGTCATGCTTTTTTTCTCGGTGATATGTCTTCAATGGGCGATTGGTCAAAGTGGTTGGATCTCACGCAGGTCATGGCAGTCACCGGATTAATAAAAATAACAACCATTGGGACGGACGATGATAAACCCACTATTGCATATATTTTGACAGACAAGGGCCAGCAGCTTGCACTCAGGAAAGGAGGCAACGCATGACATCCGACAGCTACACAGAAAAACTAACATTGGCTGAGATCAAAGAGAACCACGGCGCCATGTTCGCGGATCTCACAAAGGATTTCAAACATTATAACTTTGGCCAAAAGATGGAATCCTGCATAAAATTCATGGGCATGTGCATGGATGAATCATTGAAACACCTGGGCGTGTATGTCTGTAAGATCAATACCAAGTCGGCGGTAGCACTCAGGCTGCACGAAAACAAGACACAGAAGGCGTTGGACACCAATAAAGTGAGGGTTGAGCGCCATAAGCACCATGTCGAAAAAGACGCATGGATGAACGGCATGTATCTCTATAAAGACGATGTGCTTGTCTACTTCATATCAGAACCCATGACATTGACCCCGAGCCAGTTTGCAAAGAACCGCGAAAAGAGCTTTTGCATTATTACGAACGCGAAGGGCCTATGATAAACCTGCTTGATATAAAGGAAGACGGTGAGAGAAAGGTTGTGGAGGCGCTTGCCCGGCTGGAAAGAAACCCGGACTTTAAATTAGTGCTGACAAAATTAAGGCGGGAACGGGAAACAGTGAAAAACCATTGCGTTGAATGCGCCGACATCGATTCATTACGGCAGCACCAAGGCGGTGGCCAGGTACTAAACGACATAATTGGCGCATCAGAAAAAGCAAGAGACCTTTTATCATGACAGCAATAGAAAACCAGTTAATCGAGAGCCAAGGCTTTCGTGAGCCGTGTGACGGATTGGCCGTCACTGGATTATTGGTATAATAATCAGCAGTTAAAACGGAGGAACTATTATGTACCGAGCACACATGGAAGTTGGAAAGCTTGACGCTATTCACAGCATAAACCTTGCTGGGAGCCCGTTAGGGGTATCCGATGCAATCCCCGGCGGGAAAGTTTTTAATGTTCAGAACACAAACGGCCACGATACGGGGGCTGGCGAAACAGACAAGCCCTGGAAAACCCTGGATTACGCTCTGGGTAAGTGCGAAGCCGACAGGGGGGATCTAATCCGTCTCCTGCCCGGTCACGCCGAAACAATCTCAACCGCAGGGGGGCTTACCCTCGACAAAGACGGTGTAACCGTTCGTGGGTACGGTCGATACGACCTTAGACCGACCTTTACCTTTACCTCTGCAGGCACCTTTCTTGCCACGGCAGCCAATGCCGCATTTGAAGGCTGTAAGGTCATGGCCGGTGTTGCCGATATCGCTGTTGGTTTGCTGATTACGGGTGTGGGTTTTCGTCTGGCATATAACACGTTCGCGGACCTGGGAGCCCTGAATTGGGTGGATGTTATTCATGTATCGGCTGCCGACAATGACGCTGACGGCCTGGAGATCATCGGTAACGAGATCCTTACCCAGGATGACGCCACGGTTACGGCGATCGATTTATTGAAGGATATCGCGGACGCCAAGATCATCGGCAATCGGATTATCGGCGATTTCAATGCGACTCCGTTTGCTCCGATCTACCAGGCAAGCACCGAGTTTGCTACGAATGTCCTTGTAACCCATAACCTGATTCACAATCTCCACAATGCTGATGCAGCTGTCGCTATTTCAATGGCTGGAACCTCATCGACCGGGTGGATGATGCACAACCACAGTTATGCTCTCGATCTGGCAAACTCGACACCGTTCCTGACAGGAGCAACGGGCATTTACTGTGCAGAGAATTACCAGGCATATGCGGCCACGGATAGTGGTTTTCTGTCACCGCCTGCCGGAACCATTTAAGTTTTAAGATTTGCTGGTGGTTCGCTACCGCCAACATAGCAATTAAGGGGTAAGTATAGGGCCTATACCGGGAGAAATCCCGCCGATACTTGCCCCTTTTTTGTGCCATTGTTCCATAAACAGCTGATCGAATACTTAATTGCTCGATCAGCCTAACTCAGAATACCGGTTTAAACGCCGGCTCTACAGGAGGCAAAATGCCAATACCCGAAAAAGTAGCAGAAGCAGGAAAAGCAGCAGACGAAGCATTGTTGAATACCCAGGGGAAAACCATGGACCCAAAGAAAGCGGATCCAAAGGCTCTTGAGGGCTCAGAGATACAGGGCGAAGTCATCGACCTTGCTGTTAAGAAAGTGGTGAAGCCACACGAAGACACCGTTGAAACCTTGCGGTCCAAAATGGGAAATGTTCAGCACAAGCTGGACGTACTGCAGGGCAAGTACGACAAAGAGATAGTACCCCTGAAAGACGATATCGGCATTTTGACTCGTTTGAAATCCGAGAATCGAAAGCTCAGAGAGGCCCATGATGGTCTGCTGGTCAGCAACACAAAGTACGTTACTCTCATCGCCGACCTGCAAAAACAGATCACCGAGCCCAAGCCGGCAACAGAGATTGCAACGAAATCCGCCGGCAACGTTAAGGACTTCATACCAGCAGAGCTATTAAGCCCTGAAGATATTGAAATTCTTGACGATGAGGGTATCGGGAAAGAGGCGCTCGGGGTTTTTAACAAGTTGATCAAGGGAGCTCTCGGAACGGTAGCTCAACCGGCAGAGCCAGTGCCTGACACCAAGCTCGAATCCAGGGTTGAAACCTTGGAGCAAGACAAACAGGAAAACTCGGTTCAGAAGTATTGGAGGGAGGTCTTTGAAGGCGTAAGCGGAGAAACAAACCCGATAAAAGCCAGAGAAGGGTTCGCAAAGGTAAACAATGATGCCGGGTTGAACGATTGGCTTGATATCACGGACACATTTACCGGGCAGACCAGAAGGGCTCTTTTGGAATCAGCCAGTAAGACCATGGACTCTGCCAGGGTCATCGATATTTTCAATCTTTTCAAATCGACCGATAAAAAAGCTGTGCCGACCAAGAAGACCGAAGGCATTGAGAAAGAGCTTGAAGTGTCTTCATCGAACACAACCCGGGTAATTCCGGACACGGATGCCGACATGGAATCTCTTGCAGCAAAATGGACGCAGCCGGAAATGAAGAAATTTTATGCCGAAGCAGCGAAGGGGAAGTATTCTGACAAAGAATACAAGGCCTTAGAAGCGGAGATTTGGAGAGTACAGCAACGTTTTATAACAAATACCTAACCCCAGGTCTGACGAGCGAAAGTAAGGGTTGCCGGTTCTTCTCTTAGCCTGGGCTTAAGTACCTATCCGGAGGGAAACTGTGAAAAGGAAACTTTATCATGACAGTTTATCCTATGGCAGCCGGCCTAACATCTCATTCGGGTAATTTGGCCCCGGAGATATGGACGGGCAAAACACTTGTCGTATTCTACAAAAAGACAGTGTTTGGGGAAATCGCTATCTAACGTTGGCGATGTAAAATTGGTTCTGGAAAACTGGAAGGCATAAGCTAACCAGAGGCAAGGGCAAAAGCTTAGAAACAGGATAACAAATATCAATGCTAAGCGAAAAGTACATAGCTGGATTTCTTGACTCAGACGGGTCCATACAGATTTATTGGCGCAAGGTTGACCGCGCAGACAGCAATCCAAGTCTTAAACGGGCTTATTTGGGGTTAGAGTTTTCACAGTTAACAAAACAGGATGAGGTTCTTTATAGGATCCAAGAGAGCTTAGGTGGGAAAATTGAACACCTGAACCGCTGCAAGTGTGAGTCTTCACGGCTTCGCATTTTTGGAAAAAAAGCGGTTATAGCTCTAAACAGGATTCGCAAACATTTGATTGTGAAACGCCATTACGCAAACGTGGCGTTGGATATGGCAAACAAGGTTTTTAACCGAAAGAAAGCAGCTATTTATTTAAAGGAGCAAAGAAAGGTCCGGTCGTTACCGCTACCTAACTTTCCTCCGCGAAAGTGGTTGGCTGGTTTTTTTGATGGTGACGGTTGTGTTCAGATTAGGGTTCCCAAGAAAAGAAACGCTGCTCAAGTCGTGGCAGAAATCACTTCCTCTGATTTTGATATGGAATCCATTGAAATTATACACAAGGCGTTTGGCGGTAGTTATCAGATGTCTTCTCCTAATCCAAGAGGGAAGATCGCCAGCTATACGTTGACCGTACCACCTTCCAAGGCTGAAAAGTTTTTTGGTTATTTTGTCAAACACTCAATCAACAAGAAAGAACAAATTTACTTTATCCTGGGTTGCGCCAAGATGGGACATTACCGAGATGGTAAGAGCATTAAGGCAATAGTTAAGCAACTAAAGGCCCAGCCGCACAGACTAAGCGAACCGAGGCAGGATGTAAGCGAACTTTTAAAAACCGTTAAAGATATTTCCTTGGCTGACACATACAAGGGAAGAAACTTTTGGTTTGAAGGCCGCAGCAAGGCGCACCTTGTCAAGCGATAGTCGGTAACTATTTGAAATAGTTCTGAACACCGATTACGAAGGCGAAATCAAATCCCAGGGCGATACGGTTCACATCCGGAATATCCCTGAAATGGTCATCAGTGATCACGCGATTGACCAGGAACTTAACTACGACCGTCCGAAAACCACTGTAACGGACCTGCTTATCGACAAAGGTAAGAGCTATTCTTTCTCGGTCAACAAGATTGAGGAAGTACAGTCTGACCTGAATTACGTCGAGAAGTGGACCGCCGATGCAGGCGAACGGATGGGGATTGCAATCGATACCGCGATTCTCGCAGACGTTTATTCGGATGCACATGCCAGCAATTCTGGCGCAACAGCCGGTAAGATTACGAGCGCCATGGATCTTGGTGCTTCCGGGGCTCCCCTTTCGGTCGATAAGACCTCCATCCTGGATGTTCTTGTCGATTGCAACGTTACCCTCGGTGAGCAGGATGTACCCGAGTCGGGCCGATGGATAGTATTGCCAGAGATTTTTTGTGGCATGATCCTGAAATCCGACCTGAAAGACGCTTCCCTGTCCGGTGACGGAGAGTCCATTATCCGGAACGGAAGGCAGGGGCGTGTAGGCGATTTTACCATTTACAAGAGCAACAGCATCGCCACCACGACCGATGGAACCGATACGGTCCACAACATCATCTTCGGATCCACGGAAGCCATTACCTTTGCTTCCCAGCTGGTAGACCATGAAACCCTGAAGAATCCCAAAACATTCGGTGACTTGATTCGGGGTCTGCAGGTTTACGGCTACAAGGTCGTGAAACCCGAAGCCCTTGGGCATCTCTACGCCATGGTGGGCTAAAACAGGCTAACACTTAACCGGGGCAGGGGGGCAATCTCCCTGTCCCTATAAACCTAACGGCGAGAGGCAAAAGTGTCTCGTCACTAAAAAGGAGATTGTACCATGGCGACTATCGATTATACCGGAGACGGCGGCGCATACGCACCCAATATGTTTGCTTCCAAAGCTCCCCTTGTCTGTTTTTACAGACGCTTGAAGGTGGCTGATATTATAGCCTCAAACGCCCTAATGACCACCAACGGGTATATCGCAGCAGACGATATCGTTCAGGCGTTAGATATCCCCATCGGTTTTGTGCTTGATAAAGCGATTCTTCGCATTATCACCGCTCACACCGCTGACGTAAATGCCGAAGTTGGCGTGGCGGGTGGCGCGGAAATGATCGCAAGCATGGACATGGACGGTGCGGCCGGTGTGATAACCGCTTCCCTTACGGGTGATTCATACGCCCACGGCAAGTGCTTTTATGCCGCCGATACCATTGATATTCAGTACATCACCGCCAACTGTGTTGTTGGTGAGTCTGAACTCTTTGTTCTCGGTCACATGCTGGTGCTTGGAACCGCATAAACCATCAACCGGAGGGGGCTTAACGGCTCCCTCCGTATAAGAAAGGATGTTTTGCAATGGCAGACATACCGAAAGACCTTTTAAGACAGGTATCAACAAACCGTATCTATGTTGCGACACCATTGCAGGCGCTACGGGCCGATATGGTGCCGCTCGACCCGAGAGAGGTTAAGCGGGGTTCGGGTGGCTATGAATATCACCCGATTGAACGCTTTGGGCTTAATGTCCCAGACGTGACGGACGAAGCACCGAGTGAAGTTGCGCCCCCGGCAGCGGAGCCGGAGGCAAAAGACAAGGAAGTTTCAGAAAAACCCGAAGGCGATACCTTTGAAGTCAAAAAGATCCCTTCAAAGATGAGCAGGCTTGAGCTCAGAACGCTTGCCGATGAAATAAACGCCCGGTTTCCGGAACTGGCTTTAGTGTTTGAGCCAGACGCGAAACGAGGCTTTATGATTTCAAAGTGCGCCGCTGCTCTGAACCAGATCGCAGAAATGGCCGAACAGGAATAAATCATGAGCAAAGCACTTACCTTGTGGCACCCGGAAGTATTGCCAGATGTGCCGGGTTGCCCGAAAAGCATTGTGACAAACGCTCTCAGGCATATCATACGCAACTTTTGCGAAAAGACCCTACTATGGACCGAGAAACATTCCACTATCAGCCTGGTAGCCGTCTCAGGCACCGACATTGCTTTTGTTTCTGGAACCCCTGCTACAATTACGTCCACGAGTACTGATTTTGATGCAGCCGGTTTTGTCGCTGGCCAGATCATAAACACCGATAGTGACGAGAATCCAGGCCCGTTTACGCTCAATACCGTTGCGGCCAACACGTTAACCCTTGTTACCGGGGATGTTGTGACGAGCGAAAGCGTGGGTGCTTCGGTCAAGGCAGGTGCGGCAACATACACCCTTACGTCAAGTAATGGCGAAATCGTTGGAATCGATGACAAGGTGTATCTTGACCACATCCCGATTTATTCCACGTCAGAGTGGCAGCTTAACCACGATCTGTATTTGTGGCAGAAGAACATGGAATCAGACCCGAGATTCTACCTAATGGAGAATGACAGGTATATTCGCCTGATTTACTGCCCGAATGAAGCTCAGACAGGAGCCTTAGAGGTCTGGGTGGTCTTAAAACCCCTTTCCACCGCTACGACCGTTGAAGACTTCATCTACAACGATCACATGGATATCATCACGGACGGCACCCGGGGCAGATTGTTACGGCTGAAAAACCAACCATGGACGGACACAAAGGCCGCAGAGTTTTACCGCAAGAAATATGAGAGGGACCGGGACATAGTTGGGGCCACAAAGAAACGTGACGGGTATGTTCAGAAATCCTCACAGATTAAGCGAAGGAGTTGGGTGGGCTAATGGGTACGATTTTAAGTTCAGCGATTGTCGATAAGTCCGAACTGCAGTTATTTGACGAAGGGAACACTCGCCATGGCGCCGACGATCTTTTTGGATGGCTGAAGTCCGGACAAAGGCAGGCGGCGATATTAAAACCCGATGTTTCGGTTACGAACGCAGGAAGCGGAGCATTGGCCGCTGGTGTTAAGCAGACCATACCAACGGGCGGCACACAGATCCTAAACGCCACCCATAATCTTGGGACGGATGGAACAACACCAGGCGCCGCAATCGATATCGTGACACTCAAGACCATGGCAGCACTCAACCCGACATGGACAACCGACACCGCAGCCGCAACCGTCGAAAATGTCATGCTCGATGAAAATGATCTGAAAAATTATTACGTTTATCCCCAGCAACCAGCCGCAAGCCAGGGCCACATCAACCTTGTCTATGGCATTACGCCGGCAGACCCGGCAACAATAGCGACCGCAATCACCCTGGACGATATTTATGAAACAGTCCTTCTTGATTACATCCTTTACCGGGCTTTCGGAAAAGACGGCCAACAATCGGCTTTCGCGCTAAACAAATCGCTTCAACACTGGAACTTTTTTGTAGAGGCCTTGGGACGTAAAGACCTGAAAGAAAAACTCGATCATCCAAAACCGAGCAAAAAGAATGAATAGAATCTCAATACATAACCCCAAGGGCATTATTCCGAGCCGTGACGCACACCTATTGCCGAACAGCTTTGCTCAAAAGGCCTTTAACTGTGATTTCACCAAAGGCACATTAAAGCCACTGGCAGACCTGAACACAGACACGACATTTACCGCCCCTGGTGCATTAAGAACCCTGTATAAATACGAATCTAATTGGGTGCACTGGCTATCAGCGTTAATAACAGTCATTCGGCTTCAACTTGCGGCGTCAGATGATCGGGTAATGTACACAGACGGCAGCACGTACCCCAAACAGTTTGATTCTAACTTAATGGCGGCTACTGGGACACCGGGGGTTGATCAGGCCACAATTACCGGGATTGCAAAAGGCGTCACGGCTACCGTGACAGCGGCGGCTCACGGATTTAGTAACGCTGACACGATTAGCATTGACGGTACTTACAGCGGTATGTACCAAGTAAACCACCATACCTTCACCGTTGCGAATAAAACAGACGACACATTTGTGCTTTCTGGCATAGACACTTCTTTGTATGGAACTTTCACAGGTACCGCAACCGCAACCAAGTCTTTTGATTATCGCAGGGTCGGGATTCCAGCCCCAGGAAACGCATTAACCGTTGCAGCTGTAGGTGCGGGTGCTGATGATAAGAAAAAATATACAGTCGCGTGGGTTTATACGTATGTGGTAAAATGGGCCGATGGCACTGAAGAAGAAAGCCCCCCATCACCCGTATCTGCCATTGCCGACATGGAAGGGAACCAATACGCAGAGCTTAATGCTGTTCATGCAGAGAAACCGCCCCCCACCCTGGGCGTGAACGGCAACAGCATTACCCATGTGAGAATTTATCGTCTTGATTCAGCTACATCGGGCGCGTCCTACAGGCGAATAAAGTCGAGGTCTACCAGCTTCAGCGAAGCTACCGCTTTTTGGTATGACATCCCCATCGCGGATTGGTGGCCACAGGGAGACTCTCACGGTGTAAGTATCTATGATTCAGATGGAACGGGTTTAGATATATGGGACAACGCAAAAGACTATGAGATTGACACAACCAAGTGGGCAAACCCTCCGACAGATTTAACAAATATCATTCAGTATCAAAACGGCATTATAGCCGGGACTTCCGGCAAGAACGTGTGTTTGTGTGAACCGTTCGTGTTCTACGCCTGGCCGACAGCGTACCGGCTCCCGGTTGACTATACACCGGTTGCGCTCGGAGTCTATAACAGATCGTTGGTTGTCGGCACAGAAGCATATCCGTACATTATTTATGGAACAAACGCCTCAACCATGGGGAAAGATCGTCTTCCGTGGCTTCAGAGATGTATGTCAAAGAGAGGCATGATCTCAACAGAGGACGGGGTTTTTTATGTCTGCCCTGACGGAATTTTTAGAATTAATTATTCCAAGGGGTGGGGTGGAGTCCTTGCAACCAAGGGGATTATTGCCAAAGCAGAGTGGGAAGCATTGCCGCCTACCGGAAAGACACTCGCAGACATCACGGCATATTATTACGACGGCATGTTCTTTGGGTTTTTTGATGGTTCAAGAGAAGGATTTGTTTTTAATTTTGGAGAAGATCCGTTCTTTATAAAAATACTCCTGAATAAAACCTTTTATCATGGCCTCATAGACGAAGAAGACGATGATCTTGTTCTTTTAACCAATACGGGCGGTGCTAATTATTACGCCGATGAATTAGATAGATCGGCCAGTGATATGGCATATAAATGGTTATCAAAAGACTTTCAGACCAGATATAAAAACTATGCTGCATGTAGGATCAGGGGGGCTCAAACCGCCGCAAGCCCAATTGTGATGATACCATTTGGCGGCGGGTCACAGTTACAGAGAAAACATGTCGCATCAAGCGAACTTCCGACCAGTGTTGTGGCTGAATGGAAATTCGATGGAGATGCCACTGACGAGCAGGACACTTACGACGCAACCCTGACAGGCTGTAAGTGGGGTGCAGGCCCCAAGGGGTTCGCTCTCGAATTAAACGGTACGAGTGACTACGCCGATGCCGGCGACCCTTTTGAAAGCACATTTCAAGCCAGCTTTGGAATAGAACTGTGTTTTAATTTAGACGATGGAATACCGGCAAACAACAACTATTTATTCGGGGTTGCAAACGCATTAAATCAAGACTTGGTTGCTGCATATGTAAGCACTGGCGGGTGGCTTTATTTTTTATACAAGTCTAATAATAACCAAGTCTTAGTTTCCTCTGGTAGTAATGTGATGGCAGACGGGCTTACGGGCTTTCAGCACCTTGTGTGTACGGTCGATACGGTTGCGGCCCTGGCGTATGTCTATCTTAACGGGGCTCTTTTAAACGTGGCGGTGTCAATCGCCGGCGTCACCATGGGAGACTATGCGTCAACCGCTAACCTTGTGTGGGGTGGCCGTAACATTGCCGGGTCAGTAGACTTGTTTGCTGCAGGCAGGGAATCCAATGCAAAGCTTTACAGTCAGGCAATAAGCGCAGCGCAGGCATTGGCGCTATATAACGATTTTTGGTTTAAGGAAGTATCGAACGAAACGGCTTTCCCTCTACCAGGGGTGGCACAGTTTAAAAAGCATGAGTTTGAATTTCTCGGAAAGGCTGAAATGGAATCAGCGGTTATCGCAACATCAATGGAAGAATTAGATGGCTAATAAAATACCGGATATCGACATAGCCGACTTTAACTTTAGGCTGACCACTAAAGAGGCCATTGATATATTAGCGAATAAGACAGACGCCACAGAGCTAAGGGCATTGCTTTACGGCGATTTGTACCCAACGGATGACATAATGGAACTCGACCAAACGCCCCTGCTTCCAGCTAACGACCCTGACCAAGATAATCATGCCACGAGAAAGAGGTATGTAGACAAGATGGACAGACGGGCATTCTTTTTTGGAGTTCTAAATGGATGATAAATACGGCAGGGTCGCGGCACTCAGGCCAGCAGATACAAATGAAGCGGAGCTATACGAAGTGCCTACCGGCATGGAGTTTGTTGGGTTGCTCAGTATTTGCAACCAGGATGGAAGCGCAAGAACCTTCAGGGCCGCACTCACGCTCACGAGTACCGCAGCAACGGGTAAGGATTGGTTAGCATACGATGAGTCAGTGCCAGCGAATACAAGCACATCAATCAAGGTGTCATTAGCCGCAGCGCAGACAATTCGAGTGCAGGCCGGGACCGTAGACGTTGTGAGTTTTGTTTTAACGGGACTATTGATCGATAACAGATAGAAACAAAGGCAGGGAACAATGACTGAATACAGACCTACACCGGATGACCCAACATCTCCAACATACCCGCCTGACTCAAACCCAGGAGACTACACACAACCCGGATCGGGCGACAGTGATGCAACCACTCCTTCAAATACCACCACTCCAAGCGGTGGGGGCGGCGGGGATAGCGGGGCTCCCGATGGCTTGCAAGAACTACTAATAGGGGCAGACGTAACCCTTGACTTAATGGACCCGGCTTATTTGGCACTCCTGACAGATCGCTTTGGGACAGAAGACCAGAGAACCGGAGTGCTTTGGAATTATTTCAGGTATGGCGTTCCCTATGACCCGACAGAAGAAGTGTGGGTGGACGCAGACGGAAATGTTGTTGACGATGCCCAGATGCAAAACCCTGATTACGTTGAGGGGAGCTCAGAACAGACATTAAACCCGGCACATGCGGAATATATTAGCAATTACGATCCCGAGACGGACGGCGCTTACAACCCTCCACCTGAATACATTACGACCGAAACCGAGGGGCAGGGTGATCAATACCGTACGGACCTGAACATTACCCCGTCAACCAGGGGTGATGTCGAGGGGTACGACCCTGAAGCCACGACGTCTGAAGCTGATTTAATTCAAGGTGGCTTTGACGCAGAGGGCAGGCTGCTTCCATTAAGAGAGGACGCAACAAGAGAGGGGCTTAATGCGGATATAGCAACCTCTAATCTTACCGAGACAGATGCAAATAGAGCCGTAGACCTGATTACGTTTGGCGAAGAAAATGGACTTGGCGAACAAGAAATTTTAGCTCAATTAGCAGAAGCCGGATTCACAGAAGCAGACGCCAACTACGCGAAAGAACTTGTAGGCTATCGCAGGGATACCGGCGTCGATACAGCAGGGATAGACCTTGAAAAACAATCCATTGCCGATCAGTCTCTTGCAATGGATGAACGAGCACCCGTAAGAGAAGCCTTGTACACCGGAGCCTTAGAGGGTCTTGATACTGAAAAATACGCTCGCCAGGCCGCTTCCGAGGTCTCCAAGACTTGGGATGCTGGGCGGGAAGGACTTAACACTTCACTTGCTTTAAGAGGTGGCGCTCCGACAGCAGAGAACCAGGGCAGCAACATGGAACGGACCGCATTGATTAGTTCAGCAAAAACCGGTGGCAGGAATTGGGCAGAGCAGGAATCTTTCAACCGGCTAAGTTCAGCCCTCAACACCGATACAATGAGTTTATAGGAGATAGTTCAATGCCTGGACTTAATACCGACAGTTTTTTCAGCAGATACGCCGGCCAAAACCAGATGGCAAACCAAACATTGAGCATGATGGGCGGCAACCGGAGAAGGCATACCTCAGCCAAGAAAGATGAGGACGACTCCAAGACCCTTGGCGGTGCATTAATGGCCGCAGCAGGTGGTGCGGCGGCAGGCTCAGCCTTTGGCCCGTATGGAACGGCAGGCGGGGCAGGGGTTGGGTTTATATCATACATGGGAAGTTAGGAGATTAAAATGAGCTTACGGCAAGGGCTTGAAATCGGCAATCAATTGATGGGCATGGGCAATCAGTATGCCGGGATAAGGGACAGGCAGGCGAAGCAAAAGCGCGAAGAAGAAGTTTTTCAATGGAAAATCGCCGACAGAGAGGCCGACGCGCTGACAGCCGAGTATGCCGAAAATCTGTATAAAGATCCGAAGTGGGAACCGCCCGAGGGGATCAACTCCAAAACAGCAAAGCCATATTGGGACGCTAATGTTTTTGCAACCAATCGTCAGATTTTGGAATCACAGAAGACCAAAGAAGGCGCTATGGCAAAAAAGGCCGAGATTGATAAAATGACCATGGAAGGCAAGCAGGCGGTTAGTCAATTCACGGCAGCAGCTAATTCCGGTGATGAAGCATCTGCAAAAGAACTTTTCTGGAAATGGAACGACGCGTATGCCTATACCGGCCAATCTTCTATTGGGAGACCCACGGCGGGGAAAATAGAACTTTTGAACTGGAAGGGAGAAAAAAAGGTATATGATGACATCCCGGTTCAAAAAATGGCACAAACCATGACGGACTACTATGCTAACCCGGAAGACTCTTTAAAAAGAACCCTTGCGGGCAGGACGCGCGATGCAGATGAGAACATCAAGATATCCGCAAGCGCCCAGATGTACGAAAACATAAACGACCCCAGCGACATTGTTGCTCATGTGGGCGGCGGCAAGGGCGAAATACTGAGACTTCCTGACGGCGGAATCATGCCGGCGTTCTTCACCAAAAGCCTGAACCCGAATACGCCCATAGGCGAAATGAAGATGATCGAGGGGATTGACCTTACCCAATACAAGAAAATTAAGGACCCAAGTGCCGCCGCAGATAAGGAAAAAGCCGGGTTAGAGATAAAAGCGAAAAAACAAGCCATTGCGACAAGCAAGGCATCAGAAGAACTCACAAAGGAAAGAACAGCTGTTTTGCAAAAGACGGGTGGCGCCACCGCAGCCACCGAACTCAGCAGCATAAAGCTACAGGCAACAAAAGCATTTCTTGCGGGAAAGGCGACAGATGAACAAAAAGCTATAATTGGGAAAGACAAAGACCCGCTTCTTTCTACGGCCATTAAAATGACAGTAGACGATAATGACCTTTTTGGGGCAACTACCGAGGAAAAGCTTGAAAAGGTTAAAGAAAATCTAAAAATGTTGAGGGCCATGGGTAACGATGGCAAAAAAACCGAGGGACTTTCAACGGGGGCAGCAGGAGAAAGGCCTTCTTTAGAATCGTTTGTGACAAAATAATATGTTTAATTATCAAGGTGCGAAAAATTCAGGGTATTCCGATCAGGAAATAACCGATTTCTTAGGGTTTAACTATGCCGGGGCTTTACGGGCAGGTTACACCGACCAGGAAATAGACGGACTTCTTAATAAACCCGCTATTGATGTGCCGATACCGGAAGAAGGGGCGCTAAAACAGATCCCCAGGGGCTTGACACACGGCACAATAGGTGTGGCCGAAAGCGCCGGTACCGCCCTGCAGTATGCCGGGGAGCGCATAAGACCCCCCGATAGAAGCAAACCGATACCAGCATCCGATATGCCAGCGGATCCAGACACCAAGTGGAAAATGATGACTCCTGGACAAAGAGGGGCCGCAGCAGTAGAGATTTCCAAAAATCAAGAAGCCGGAATGTCGGACGTGGAATCTTACGGCAAGGCTGTTAGTGGGGAATTTGCCCAGGCACCCAAAGGCGTCCAGCAGGTTGAAAGTGTTGTTGATCCTATCAGGGAAAAAGTCGGGCTTGCCATGGGCGATATCGGCAAAACCGCATCAAGCTATTGGGAAGAAAAAGCAAAACCGTTTGGACCTCCACCGAGTATCGAGGGTAAAAACGTTATCGACAACCCTGAACTTCTCCATGATGCCACCTGGTGGGCCTATAACGTGTCAGATATGGTCCCTGCACTCGCGGCAGCAGCAGCACCAGGGGCAGCGGCTTATAAAACTATCAATGTAGCGGGTAACGCCATGCGCCTTACCCCTCAAATCATATCCGGGCTATCACGGTTCGGGGCCGCTGTTACAGCTGGAACGGCAGCAGGTGGGCTTGAAGCCACCCAGACGTACAAACAGGTGCTTGAGCAAGGAGGGTCCGAGGAAGAAGCAGCAAGGGCATCTGAGGCAATGGGATTGTTTGTTGCTGGCCTAAATTCGCTTTCATTCGGGACCATGTTGGGGAAAGCAGGCACCGGTTTTCTGAAAAAAGCAAGACACCTTGGGTTGTCCGGGGTGGTGGAAGGACTGACAGAGGGCGCAGAAGAACCCAGCGAAGTGGCCGCGAAACTTATTGCAAAAGCCGTAACCGGGCAGAAAATGCCTGATAACATTCAAGAATTGTTCATTGAATCACTCAAGGATGCCGCTACGGTCGCACCCATCGCCGCAGTAACTGGTGTTGCGGGTGGTGGGGGCATGCTCTTTAACCGTGGAGATGAAATTGACCTCACGAATAAACCCAATACGCAGGTAGTCGATGAAATCAATAAACTTGTCAGCGACACCGTTGAACCGGCAGAGGGACAACCGGGAGTCGCGGCTCAACCTGCCCAGGAAGAACAAAAACAAGGCCTTGAAGTACCAACGAACTATGATGAAGTTTTTAAGCCTGTCATAGACAAGATGAACGCCGAAGATGTCGCGACACAGACGGCAACGGAAGACGAGCAACGCAGGGTAGGGCTTGAACAGGTAATGTCAGGTGTTGGCCAGATCACGGAAACCTCCGGAAAGTCAGCACAGGAATCAGCACAAGCCATAAACGTTGAGACCGAGATAGCCAGTAACGAAGAATCACGGCAGCAGATCAGCAACGAAGCCGAAATCAAGAAAGAAGTGGGCGACATTGAAATGGCCGGCAGCGGCGATTTAATGAGAGCAAGGGAGCTTTTCAGGTTTAATGACCGCAAAGACCTTGTTGGAATGATTGATGCCGAGTTTAAAAGAAGGAAAGCGAAACCGGCACCAAGGCAAGCCCTGCCCGATATTGAGACCGAGACCAAGAAAGAATCCAAAGTCTCTACCATGGCCGGCGCTTTAAATGCCATGGGTGGTCTCAATCCGGAGAATCTACGAGAAGACCTTACCTATACAAACAAGACGGTCGGAAGGGTATTGAAAAAGAAGGGCATCACCCGGGACGAAGCGAATAGCCAACTTGCAAAAGATAACTATATTTTACCATCTGAAGACATCTTTGACATCCTTGAAAGCAATCCGGACCGCCTAAAAGACGGTAAGCTGGACGATAAAGCCATAACTAAGTATCAGAAGGAGCAAGCCGCTAAATTAAAGGACGAGGTTGTTGAACCCACCAAAGCGGAGATGGAAGCAGACCCGACTTTGGCAGATGGTTTTCCGGAATTGGCTAAGACGTATAAAATTAAGCCAAAAGACCCAAAAGCTATTGACTCGATAGCCTTGACAAACCAAGTTAAAAAAATCCATCACGATGAAGCTGATTTTGACGATGGAAATCTCAGGGAACGAATAACCGAAAACGAAAACTACACCCTGAAAGAAGTCCCACTAAATAAAATTGATGCTGAAGAATGGGCGGTTGACCCCGATTTGGTAAAAGAATATGCGGCACTCCCCAAAGAGGGCGCACCCCCAATAATATTGGATGGAAACCATGGTATTATTGATGGAACGCAAAGGGTGAACGCAGCCAAGGCCAATGGTGAGAAGTCAATAAAAGCATATCTGCCAACAGAATCCAAACCCGACACATCCTTTGACTTCGGAGCGAACATCGACACCCAGGCACAGGAGGCCGCAACATCACCTAAGAACGATCTCCCAGAACCCACCATCCCACAACAGGAGGCTGGAAATTATAAAAAGGCCCATGTAAAGGTCCAGGGTCTTGATATCGCAATAGAGAACCCGGAAGGATCCACCCGCAAAGGCGTGTCTCGAGACGGTAAAGAATGGAAAACCACCATGAAGGGCGCTCATTATGGATATTTCAAGAGAACCGAGGGTAAAGACGGTGATCAGGTTGACGTATTCGTGAGCAGGGGCCTTAAAAAGAAAAGATACGACGCCTATATCATTGATCAGGTGGACCCGAAAACAGGCAAGCTGGACGAAGCGAAAGTAATGGTTGGATTCCCCTCTATAGAAAAGGCCGAGAAAGCCTATCTGTCCAATTATGAAAAGGGATGGCAGGGCCTTGGGAATATTACAGAGGTATCGATTGACGATCTTAAGGCATGGCTGAATAAGGGTAAGCAGACGAAACCTTATGCTCCGTTGGGTGAGAAACCTGCCACAGAAAGCAAGTCATGGGACGAATTAAAGGATGGCGATGTCTTCCCCGACAGCATGAACAACCGGAAGTTAAAACTTATCAAAAAGGGTATCAAAAGGAAATACGAGGCCCAGGCCCTTGCAGATGAAAACAAAGGTTCCGTATGGATAGACAAAAAGAAATGGGCCGTTGTTACAGATGTGGAAACAGTGACAGAAGTCAAAACGGCAGCGAAAGCACTACCCGCAGAAGCTAAGATCACCAACCCCATAGACACAACCTTGCCCCCAGCAGAAAAGGCCAAGGCGCTTAAAAAGCTGTCAGAAGAAAACGAGCCCATTGTTCAGGAGATAATGGACCGCATTACCAAAGAGCTTGATATCGAGACCAAGGCATCTTTTAAAGAACAAGCAAGCATCATTTCTAAGGCACAGCGGCCAGAAATCAGAGAGCAGAAATCATGGTTTGATGTTGAGCACGTTCGAGACTCTTACCGCTTCAAGGCCGTGGCAAAAAACTTTGAGGACTATGTTGCGATTGCCAATATTTTAACAGACGCATCTGTTGAAATCATAAAGTTAGATACTGCCAAGATGCTGAAACCAAAAGAATGGGGCTGGCGTTTCGCGGCGTTTGATTTAAAAATGCCGAATGGTCAACTGGTTGAGTTTTATTCTGCCCTGCAAGAAGAAGAAGCGGCCAAGAAGGCCGGCAATCACGATTTATTTGAGAAATGGCGAGACTACAGCAAGGCCCAGCTTAGAAACAAAGAGATCCTTCCCGAATACGAGAAGGATCTTGAGACCAGCTATAATAAGTATGAAGATGCTTGGAAGTCTGCGCTTCAGAGGTTGGGGTTAAGCGGGTCCGAGGCGGCAGCTTCATGGAACAAGGTTTCAGCTTCCTTGGAATCAATCACACGCTCAAAGTTGTCCTTGAGATCATCGGCGGTGAAGGCTCCGACAGACCAGGCACCATCTTCTTTAATCAAACCAGAAGAAGGTAATCGGGCAGAATCCAAAACCATTGCACGACCAGTATCTTTATCGACGGAAACTAACATAGGTGTTCCTCCTGACAACAAGGTATCAACTAAAGAGCCTGTTGTCAACCCATTGACAAAGGCAGAAAAAGACAATACTATAAAGCAGGAAGATAAGACACCCTCACCAAAGGAGGTTCAAGATGCTAATCAAGAGCCTGATGTCAACCGGGATAGCCGCAAGAGAACACCTAAAGAAACACCGGCCAAAGATGTTCAAGGAGTTGAGGGGAAGCGGAAACCTGCAGAAACATCTTCTGAGCCTTCAAGAGAGCCACTCCCAGGTGTACGGGCAGATGATCGACAACGGAGCCCAGGACCACGAAGCGCGAGAAGTAGCAGACCAGCTGATATACGTCCCAAGCGAGGAAGAACAGCCAGTTCTCGGAATTTCCGGATAAAGGACGATTCAGCGCTTGAAGAAGGCGGCAAGGTTGCGAAGTACGACCGCAATGTCGCCGCTATCAAGCTGCTTAAGAAGATCGAACAAGCCAACCGCAAAGCAACCCCCAAAGAGCAAACCGTTCTATCCATGTATGTTGGGTGGGGTGGGATGCCAGAAGCCTTCAAAGAATATTATTCGTCTTACAGCACTTCGGAAAAACCATGGGAAAACCGGAACGCAGAGTTAAAAGAACTGCTAACCGAAGATGAATATTCTTCTGCAAAAAGATCAACCCCGAACGCTCACTTCACAACACCCAAAGTAATAGATTTTATGTATAAATCCCTTGACCGTATGGGGTTTAAGGGTGGCAAAATCCTTGAGCCGGCGGCAGGGGTGGGTTATTACTTTGGCAAACTCCCAACAAATTGGCGAAACAACCAGTTGTCTGGCGTTGAGTTAGATTCTGTGTCAGGCCGCATTGCTCAACAGCTATATCAAGGCGCAGATATTAGGGTTGAAGGGTACGAGGAAGCAAAGCTACCGGACAATTACTTTGATCTGGTCGTATCTAATGTGCCTTTCGCTAACTACAAGCCATATGACTCCAGGTACAGCAAGCATAAATTCCAGCTTCATGACTATTATTTTGCAAAATCTATCGATAAGGTCCGGCCTGGCGGCATGGTTGCGTTCATCACCAGCACCGGGACACTGGATAAAAAAGATAAGATGATGCGAAAGTACATGAAAAAGAGAGCAGCGCTGGTAGCGGCTTTCCGGTTTCCGTCAGAGACCCACAAGAAGATGGCAAAAACAGAAGTTACCACAGACGTTCTTTTCTTCCGCAAGCTGAACACCGACGAAACACCCACCGGGATTGATTTTATTGATGCAGGAAGCATAGACTTTGAAAACAATTACGGTGGGACGAGCTCGGGAAGAATCAATCAATATTACCTTGATAACCCGGATAAAATGCTCGGTGAAATAGGCCAGGACAAACTGCAGTATAGACGCCCGGCGCTTTACCTTAAAGACAGAGACCTTAATCAACTTATGACCGAGGCCGTTAAGTCTGTTCCAAAAAACACCTATAAGAAGCAAACCAACAAGGCAACCGAGCCGATAAAAGCAGAAATGATTGCGGCTCCAGACGAGATTAAAAACCTTGCCTTGTTTGAACGGGACGGCAATTTCTATCAAAAAAACAACGGGCGCGCAAAGCCGATCAAGACATCCCCCAAACACCATGGAAGAATGAGGGGGATGTTGGGTATTCGCACGTCCTTAAGAGTGTTGTACCGTGATCAATTAAAAGGAAACGATGGCAAGCTTCAAAAGAATCTGAAAAACCTTAACTCAAAATATGATAAATTCGTAAAGGAATATGGCTATATCGGGTACGGCAAGGAGAATAGAGAGCTCTTTTATCGTGATCCGGAATGGCCCAGGCTTTTGGCGCTTGAGGATTACAACCCGGAAACAAAAACAGCAACGAAAACGGATGTTTTCTCTAAATCAACCATTGCCAAGTACGAACCGATAAAGAAAGCCGACAACGCCGAGCATGCCCTTCTTGCTTCCCTCTTTGATCAAGGCGGTATTGATTGGGACCACATGAGTGCAATCGCCGGCCAAAGCATAGAGGCACTTCAGGGCGAGCTCTATGGCAGGGTCAATCTAACCCCTGAAGGCCGCTGGGTTGTTTCAGACGAATACCTTACCGGCAACGTTAGGTCAAAACTAGAACACGCGGAAGGGGCGTACCAGGCCGAAACAGACCCCGCCATTAAAAAGTGGTATGGGCAAAACGTTAAGGCTTTAAAAAGTGCGCTTCCCAAAGACATATCTCCTTCAAAAATAACTGCACGACTAGGGTCTTCTTGGGTGCCGACAAAAACCATCGAAGACTTTATGAAAGAAATGATCGATGCCGAAAAATTTAGCATACGATATGTTCCTGAAATAGCAGCATGGAGGCTTGAAAAGGAAAAGTCCGGTTATAATTGGTATAGAGCCGATTCAACAAAAACAACGAAAACATGGGGAACCAACCGAAAGGGCGCTGATGATTTATTGATGCTTGCCCTGAACATGAAGCAACCCAAGGTGTATGACCGATTTGACGATAAATCAGTCCTTAATAAAACAGAGACCTTGCTGGCTGAACAAAAACAGCAGGAAATCAAAGCCCATTTTGAAGAATGGATCTGGAAAGACGCTGACCGCAGGGAAAAACTATCACGGATTTACAATGATACGCACAACAATATCAAGAATCGCACATACGATGGGTCCCACTTGCCCGATACCTTCCCCGGCATGGTGCCAACGGTTAAGCTAAGATCGTTTCAGAAGGATGTTGTATGGAGAATATTGCAGGCAAATAACGTTTTAATTGACCATGTTGTAGGGTCCGGAAAAACATTTTCAATGATTGCATCGGCCATGGAGCTAAAGCGCATGGGCTTTGCAAAGAAACCTATTTTTGTTGTGCCGAAGTCGATCATATCTCAATGGGGATCCGAATTTAATAAGTTGTACCCGGCTGCAAAGGTTTTTGTTGCTGACCTCACTACCAATAAGCGCAACGAATCAATGAGCCGCATAGCCCATGGTGATTGGGACGCTGTAATCGTTACAGAGCCGCAGTTTTCAAGATTGCCGATGAGCAGTAAGGCCCAGGCTGATTTTATCCAGAGCCAAGTAAACGACCTTGAGAGGGCAATTTGGAGAGAGCAGAAAGAAAACATCGAGGCCGGCAGAAAAGCACAAGACAGGATTGTAAAAGAACTCGAAAAGAAAAAGCTCAGCTTAACAGCCAAGTTAAGGGAATTGCTTGATAAGCCGAAAGACAACACGCTTACTTTTGAAGAATTAGGCGTGGATTATATGTTTGTGGACGAAGCGCATCATTTTAAGAACCTGTTTTTTACATCCCAAATGGCGAGAATACCAGGGGTGGGCGCGAACAAGGACGTAGCCAAGTCAACGGATATGTTTTTAAAGTCGCAATATCTCACGAAGCTAAACAATGGCAGGGGTGTTGTGTTCGCAACCGGGACGCCGATATCAAACAGCATATCGGAAATGTACACCATGATGCGTTATCTCGCATTTGACACGCTCAAAGACAACGGTACGGAGATGTTCGACTCTTGGGCCGGGACATTCGGGAATATTGTAACGGATTACGAGATTACACCGACCGGGGCGGGGTTTAGAACACACAGCCGTTTTAGGGAGTTTTCAAACCTACCCGAACTGCAAGCCACATATAAAGAGATAGCAGACACGGTGTCTGCAGAGGATGTGTCAGCTTACATTAAAATACCTACCCATAGCGGAGGTAAGGTAAAAATCATAGCGGCAGAGCCCAGCGAAGCCCAAAGGGAATATATAGCCGATCTGGTAGGCAGGATGGAGGCTATTGCAGGTGGCCAAGTAGATCCCCGCGAAGACAATGCCCTTAAAGTTACCACGGATGGCTTAAAGTGTGCTTTGGATATTCGCCTGGTGGTCCCTGGAGAGAAAGACAACCCGACCGGAAAACTAAGCCTGGCAGCAACCGAAATCACTAAAATATATAAAGAGACCAAAAAGGTTAAAGGCACTCAGTTTGTTTTCATCGATCACAATGCACCAAAAAAAGCATGGAACGCTTACGACGAATTGAAATCAAAGCTTATCGAATTAGGCGTAAAGAAAGAAGAAATTTCATTTATACACGACGGTGGCAACAGCGATACAAAACGTGAAGCTATCCTTGATAGGGTACGGAACGGAAGAACAAGAGTCATATTTGGCAGCACCATGAAGCTTGGAGAAGGCGTACACGCTCCTCACCGCGCAGTCGCAATTCACCACATTATCGCCCCATGGAAACCCGCAGAGATCGAACAGCGCAATGGCCGCGTTTTCAGGCAGGGCAACATGAACGAAACTGTAGCCGAATACAGATACGTAACCAAAGAATCCTTTGACGCATATATGTGGCAACTGCTTGAAAACAAAGCCAAGTTTATTGAACAGGTTAAAAAAGATCATGTTGAGAGAAAGACAGAAGGGGATATCGGGAGTGCAGCATTGTCTGCAGCAGAAGTAAAGGCGCTGGCTTCCGGAAACCCAATGGTTTTAGAAAAAGTCAAGATTGACAGCGAATTACAAATACTTCATGCAAAACATTCTAAATGGCAAGACGATAAATGGCAGCTTGAACGTGACATCGATGCTGACAGAATGTGGAGTTTTCCGCACAGGATAGAGTCTTTAAAGGGCAGAAGGCAGAAATACGAAGATACCGTTGCTACGTTAGATGAGAATCCCATTAAAGACCGGACTGACTTTAAAATGGTTATCGGGGGTGTTGAGTTCACCGACAGGAAAAAGGCACGACAGATAATCGTTGATAAATTCAAAGCCCTTACAAAAGAAGGTGTGGAGGAATATGCTGATATTGCTCAATATCGCGGCCTTAATATAACGGTAAAGCCTGCAATCTCAAAGAAAAAAGAAGGCAATCAATTAATGAGCATGGAGTTGCTGGCTGGTGAGATACCGGATTATGTGACCTTGCGCCCAATTTCTGATTATGTAAGCGAAGAAACGGCAGGGACACAATACCGAAGATCCATAACCGATCTATCAGAATCGGCACCGGGCAAATTAGCAGGGGTCAACCAAAGTATTGAAAACCTTGAAAAAGAACTGCAAACAGCACAAGAGGAAGTCAACGCCCCGTTTGCAGATGAAGAACGGTTGAAAGAGGTTATCACAAGGTCGAAAGAAATCAATTCGGCCATTGATGAACTGAATAAACCGAAGGAAGGCACAGGGATAATCGACAAACTGTCAGAGGAACGCGGGTCTTTTTCTTTAGAAGAAAGCCCTGGACCTGATCAACGGGAAGTCCTCGGCAGGCACATAGACTCCTTTATGTACTGGATAGTGGACAAAAACAGACCGATACAGTCCATACAAAAGAAACTCTCCGAAGTTACCGAAGATATCGACCTGTTCTTGCAGGAAACCCAGAGACCCAAGGTTGCGGCTGCAAAAATAAAGGCGGTATGGACAAACGAGATATCCCCGATGCTGGAAAAAATGGCCAAGTCCGGTGTTGAAATTCTGGACCTTGAAGAATATGCCCATGCTAAACATGCCAGCGAAGCCAATGTAGCCTTAAGGCTTTCAAACTCGAAGCGATACCTTGATGCCCTGGTCGCGGTTCTTCCGAAAAAGCAAACCCTTGATTTCCGTAAAAAAGTTGCCGGGGCAGAGAAAACATATCAGGTTGCTATCAGTCAAACATTCGGAGCAAAAGCCGGAAAGATAGCCATACCAAGGATATACAACGAGCTACTCGATGAAGGCTTTAATGCGTTTGACGAAGCGGAAAAGGTAAAGAAACTAAAAGACCGATGGGACACTTTCTCTGAAAGGCCTTCTGGCATGTCAGATGCAGAAGCAACGGCGATACTGCTTAAACACAAAAACAATACAGAAATAGAGCGCATACGTGTAATGCTTTCCAATATTAACGGCAATAAACTCGATGTCTTGCGAGACTCAGGAGTGCTTCCGGAAGATGAATACCATGCGATAAACGACAGGTTTAAGTTTTACGTCCCGTTGTACCGAGAAGGGTTTGACGATAAGGGATCCGGAACCGGGAGAGGATTGCAACCAGCGGGGAGAGCCGTAAAAACACGCGGGGGATCAACCAGGCAGGTTATTAATATCCTTGCGAACTCTGTTTCAAATTACGAGAGCGCCATTGCCCGGGCCGAAAAAGCGGAGTCGGCTAAGACGCTCCTGAACCTGATTAGAGAAAATCAAGACCCGGACCTCTGGGCGATAAAGAAAGAGAAAAAAGCCCCGAGATATGACAGGGCCGGCAATATACGAATGTACCCTGATTTATTCAGCGTAGCACCTAACGAGATGAGAATAATGGTGGCCGGCGAGCAGCACCTTATTGAAGTCAACAGGGACAACAAAAACGCTATGCTGATGCTGAAAACCCTAAAGGCCGAAGACAATATGTCAGGCCCGTTCATGGGAGCCCTTTCAAAAATCAATAGATGGTTGGCCAGAATAAACACATCCTGGTCCCCTGAATTTATTATAACAAACTTCATAAGGGACATTCAGACAGCAGGGATTAACATACACGACACCGGAGTGGCGCCTAAGCAGGTGTTTTCGGGTGCAGTTAAGGGAGCGAAGGCCATATATCGTGTTGAGCGTGAAAACCGATCAGGCGACGAATTAGAGGCCGTGTATGACCGATTCAAGTTGGCTGGTGGCAAGATAGGGTGGGCTGATGTTCATGGGAGCATAGAAAAGCTTGCTGGAAAGATAACCAAAGAGCTCGAAACCTTGTCAGGAAAGCGACCCATTAGAAAAACGGTATCGGGCTGGCTGCAATGGGTAGAGGACGCGAATACATCAATTGAAAACGGTATCAGGCTCCACGTTTTTAAGATAGCCACAGAGCAGGGCATGAGCGATAAAAAATCTGCCCAGATAGCTTCTGATATAACGGTTGATTTCACAAAGAAGGGTGCTGCCGGTCCCGTCATAAACTCTCTGTATCTTTTTGCAAACGCCGGGATCCAGGGATCATATAGAATATTGAGGGCAACAGCTAAAAGCAAAACCATTCGATATAAGATTATCCCTGGTATTATCGCGGGAGGTTTTCTTATCGGGTTGCTAAACGATTCTGCTGGTGATGATGACGATGGCGAGAGCTATTACAGTAAATTAGAAGACCACACCAAAGAGCGCAACATGATTATCATGCTCCCCGGCACAAAGGGTAAATACGTCAAGATACCACTACCATGGGGATATAATTTTGTCTCAAACATAGGTACCGAAGCGGCAAGGGCCTTTACGGAAAACAATTATAAACCAATGCTTGGCGCTGTAAGGTTAGCATCGATTTTCGCAGGAGCATTTAACCCGGTTCAGTCCGGAACGTTGTTACAAACGCTGGCTCCGACAGTAGCCGACCCGTTTGTAATGGTTGCTGAGAACAAGAATTGGTTTGGTGGTCCGTTGATGCCCGATAAAAACTCATTTGAAAAAGTACCTACCCCGGACTCACAAAGGTACTGGAAGTCTGCCAGCACACCTTCTAAATGGGTAGCAGGACGGCTTAACGATCTAACGGGTGGGAGCAAGGTGCGCAAGGGAGCCATTGACGTATCCCCTGAAACCCTTGACCTCATATTAGATACCGCAGGCGGGTCAATGCTAAGATTCTTTAGCAATACGTTTGAAATTCCCTCTCGGCTTATAAGAAAAGAAGAAA